ACCCAGTGTAAACCGTGCTTTATTACCAATCTTTCTAACAGGTGTGAGAAGAGCAGACTGCATCTTGCGCTCAACGACGCTCTCTTTACCTTCTCTAAGTTTCTGCTCTGCTAGTATCTGTTCTTGTCTTACTTTCTGTGCTTCTCTTGCCTGATCTAGTGCTGAGTCTTCTCTAACTCTTTGAGCAATGCCATCCAGAGAAGCACTAAGAGCAGTAACTTGGTTAGTTAGGTTTACTAATGAGGAGTTGATATTATCAAAAGCAAGTCTATTTTGCTGCAGCGCAAGCGTAGTTCCAAAATCTTCCCTTGGTTGTTGTTCTTGGGGACGATTCAGAAATGTAAAAGAAGAAACTCTAGTTCTTCTAGGTTTTAGCGTAGTTATGATTGGCGAAAACTCAGCCATTTAGTTCAGCTTGCTGTTGTTTTAAATTCTCTTCCTCAATATATTGTTTTAGGAAAGTAAGGTAAACTTCTCTTTCCCAAGGTATCATATTTTCTAACTCAGTCAATGAGTATTTATGGTGCTGCATCAGGGCAAAATTTATCTTAAAGTATGACTCAAGATCCTCATGAGCCATACCTACGCGAAAAAAGCGTTCAGTCCCTCCAAGACAATATCACTCTCAACCTTAGTATTAGGATTCATAACTTTAATAGTATGAGACAACTTAGGCATCGTCTCAAAGAAAGTTTCAATCTCTTTAAACTGCTTAGAACTCAACTGCTCAAGAAACTCTCTAAGTTCTTTCTTAGTACAGTCTGATGCTGCCCAAGACTCTTCTTCAGAGTAAACCTGCTCAATACAAGAAGAAATGAGGTCAAAAGTACCGTCAAGGTTGAGTTCTTCTGTGCTAAAGTTGTTTTTAACAAACTCTTCCATTGATGGATACTTCATCCTAAGGATGAGATCATTGTCTAGTTTGATATCTTTGTTATGGTTTTCTCCTGTTTGGACTTTGATATCATCTAAGTTGATTGCTACAGGAACTTGAGTAGTTCCGTCATCTGGGCAGGTGATAAGAACTTCTACTTCTTCACCTACAGACTTACCTCTAATGTTTAAGAAGAGATATTCGATATCAAAAGTAGACAACTGCTCAATCTTGACACCTCTGGTCAGGATGCAGTTTGAGATAACTTCCTTAACGGCATTAGTAATTTGCTTATCATCTTCACTTTCCATTGCGATGATAAGAATTTTTTCTTCCCTTACAAGAAAGGGGCGATATTTGATTTTCTTTCCACTCGAAGGCAGTTCCAACTCATAGGTTGGTGTAGAGATCTTTGGTAAAGGCATAACAACCCAAAAAGTTCAGTTAGGAATATTTATCTGGGTCCGTAAGGGCTATCGTAGACTAAACCTTTATTGAGTGCTTCTGCTAGACCCATACCTTGAGGAATGAATCTTACACCACCAGCACCAGCGGCACCAGCAGATACTGGAACATATCTATCTTTTGTTCCTTCAGATGAAGGACCACCCTTATCATCTTCCTTGTTACCATCAGTTCCTCTATTGACAGAGTAACTATCACTTCTACCACAAATGTATCTGTCGTAACTAAAACGAACGGATGCCTTCAGTATCTCTGAAGTATCATACTTAACGGTTGTTGATGACAAGTCTCTTGGGAACAGTCCCCAGAAAGTATACTCTATATTCTCACCATAGTCTCTATCAAACTTAATGATTTTAGTTTGATTTGACTTATAGTCTGATGGATACTCCATTCTAAAGTAGTAATCATCAGATGCTTTTCTATGAGCAGAACCATTGGCAATGAACTCCATCCAATGCTCTAAGAACTTGAGAGTTCTATACTCATTGTCAACATAAAACTCCAGACCTATCTCAGTAAAGAGTCTTGTATGAGCCATATTCTCAACGACTCCCATGAAGTTCCCTTTAATATTAGCAGTAGCAAGGGAACTTCCAGGTAGAGAAGCAGAGTAACAAAGAAGTCCTGATGTTTCAGTAATGAACCTATAACCAACTCCACGGACATTTAAGTGTTGTCTTAAAGGTAGTGGAAGTCCACCAAAAATAACCTGATAATGTGAGGTTTGCGCTAGGTTAGTTAGTGCTGGTTTGAAATCTGATATCCTTCTTGGTCTAGGTGCTGCCACTCTAAATACCTTATACGAGTCTTACATTATTAGTTATTTAGATGGCATATAAGGGAAAGTATCAACCTTCCAACCCAAAAAAATACAAAGGTGATCCAAGTAATATAATCTATAGATCATTGTGGGAAAGAAAATTTTGCCGTTACTGTGATAATAATCCAAATATTTTAGAATGGGGTAGTGAAGAAATGTATGTGTGGTATCGGTCTCCAGTAGACAACAAACCACATAGATACTTCCCAGACTTTTATATTAAAGTTCAGGAGTCATCTGGGAAAATAAAGAAATATATTATCGAAATCAAACCACTTCGTCAGACTGCTCCTCCAGCAAAACCAAAGAGACAAACTCAAGGTTATATTCGTGAAGCATATGAATATGCTAAGAACCAAGCAAAATGGGAAGCAGCAAAAGAATGGTGTCTTGATAGAGGTTATGAGTTCAGAGTCTTTACTGAGAAAGAACTAGGTATCAAGTAATGGCAAAAAGACCCACAGATACAGATACAAACGTAAACCGAGTCCGTGGGATAAGTGATAGTATTATTGGTACTAGAGACCCTGATGATATTATGGTAGAACTCCTAGAAGTTCTAGATGAAGGACCAAAGATACCTGAAGCAGGTAAGTTTTATGTCTTTGTTTATAATGCTAAGACAGCATCATTAAACTATGATCAAAACCCTTTTGTTGCTGTCACTGATGTATTCCAATGGGGTTTCCGTGGTTTAAACTTTCATTGGGGTGAGACAAGACAATATACTTGGAATGAAGTTGCTGGTGGGTTATATGAAGTTTACCCATCAGAAGTGAAAGACTTACAAATGATACCTTTTGCCAATTTCCGTCTAAATACTTAAAAAAACCAGATAGATGTCTGTTTTCGATGGTGCTTCATCCCTTGGTTCAAATTCATTTGCTCCCGGTTCTTCTTCTGCCGCATCTGAGGGGACGTTTGTAAATCCATTATATGCAACAAGTGGACAAACCCAGGCGATGCAGAATGCTTCATCTACTTTGAGTGATGAACCAATCAAACCAGCCAGAGATAAAGTTCTAAGATATCCATACGCTAGACTCAATAATGAATCTGACTATCTTATGATTCAGATAGCAGAGTTTAGTGCTCCAGACTTTGATGTAACAAGTCTGTTTAATACGGACGGAAACGGTAAACTAAAGGACGAAGCTCTAACAGGAGGTCCTTTTTTTAATACAGAAAGAGAAATAAATTTTAACTTACCAACAATTTCCGATAATATCTCAGATAGATTAAAAAATAAAAAAAATATAAAACACATAATTTATTTACCAATACCAGAACAAATATCCGATACTACACAAATTAGTTGGGGGGAAGGTACTCTTAACCCAGCAGAAGCATTTGGTGTTAGTTTTGCTTCACAATTTCAAGATAATCCTGGAAAAGCCTTGGAAGCAGCGTTAAAGGCATTAACGACTGGAGCTGCTGGAATAGGACAAAACCCACAATTACTAAATGCCATACAAAACGCTCTTTCAGCAACCGCTATTGGTGCTCTAGGTGGTAATGTTAGTGCCAACCAGTTAATCTCAAGGGCAACTGGTCAGGTATTTAATCCAAACCTAGAACTTCTGTTTGATGGTGTTGGTCTGAGAAACTTCCAGTTTAACTTTGACTTCTTCCCAAGAAATAAAAAAGAAGCAGAAGAAGTTATCCTTATTATTAGAACACTCAAGAGAAGAATGAGTGCTAGAAGAAACTCAGGTGGAGACTCTAATGTTAAGGGAGTCTTTATTTCTGCTCCTCATATCTTCCAACTTACTTATATGAAGGGTGGTAAAAAACATCCAGTTCTGAACTCTTTCTTACCAATGGCACTCGTTGACCTACAAATCAACTATACTGGATCAAATACCTATTCGACATTCTGGGATGGAACTCCAACTCATATGCAAATGAGTTTAGCATTTAAAGAACTCAATCCAATATATGCTGAAGATTATGATAACACAGATCCAAAGAGCGTAGGTTACTAAAATGAGTTACTTCAGAGAACTACCAGACTTATTCTATCAGTCTCCACTAAAAGATAGAAACTCATCTACTGAATATGTAAGAGTCAAGAACCTTTTCAGGAGGGTCAAACTTCGTGATGACTTACAGAATGTTTTTA